TTGCGTATGATGATCCCTTTGGCTATGTAGCACAATTGAAAGCCTATGCTCACTCTGAGGGCGACACCAAGTACGGGTGGATAGCGATTGACAAGCAGAACGGCCACTTATGTTACCTTGAGTATGATGAGGAAGACACACAAGCTCCTGTTCATAGCTTCATTAGTTATGACATTGCAGAGCGAGTACGCCACGTAAAAAAGGTGGTGGAGCTTCCAGAACCTCCGTCCTTCTGTCACGAGCCCGTGGACGATGGGAAATCTGGAAACAAAAAGCTCGCTACGGGTTGCTCGTATTGCGGCTACAAGCTCCATTGTTACCCCACCTTAAGAGGATTTATCTATTCTACTGGTGTAAGGTTTTTAACAGAGGTTAAGAATGAGCCTAAGGTTCCTGAATTACAGTTGACGCCTGTATGATGTATGATTTGTTTTCAGGGGAGATTACATCCGAACCTAAAGACGGTAAAGTTTGTTCTAAATGCGGCATCAAACAACCACTAGAGAACTTTACTATTGCCAATGGCGGGAACTACAGACGAACAGAGTGTACAACTTGTCGTCGAGAAAATGCTAGTGCAGTCGATAGATTACGAGCAGACAATCCGTACCCTGATGAAAATTATCAATGTCCTATCTGTGAACGTACCGCAGAGGTTATTGGAGAGGTGACAAGAGGCAAGCATTTTGTTTTAGATCATTGCCACACAACAAAAATCTTTAGAGGTTGGCTATGTGATTCGTGTAATCGTGGCTTGGGCGGTCTTAAAGATGATATAGGCAATCTTCAAAGGGCTATAGAATACCTAAGGAGGATAGATGAAGAAGGGTAAGCCTCCTAAGGGCTACGACAGTTGGTTTGAGTATGAGTTGCACACAGGCGTACTCAAGCCGTGTCAGTACCACACTGGTCGGGTTCACTACACACAGGAGAAAATATACGAGCCTGACTTTGCAATCGGAGACTTCCTGATAGAGGCCAAAGGCCGCTTCAGGGACTCTGAGGAAGCACGAAAGTATGTAGACATACGGAAAAGTTTAATACATGAAGAGTTAGTGTTTGTGTTTTACCACCCAGACACACCAATGCCAAGGGCAAGGAGAAGAAATGATGGGACTAAGTTCACAATGGCTGAATGGGCTAACAAGAATGGCTTTAGGCACTACACTGTCGAGACCATTACTGAACTTCTTAAGGAAGCGGAAGTATGCTAACATTTACCGACGTGTGTGACCGCTTGAAACAGCAAGACGAAATCAGTGTCCTTGAGGTGCTTGAGATCACCTCAGAGGAACTGGTGGATCGCTTTAATGATAAGGTAGAGGCTAAACTCGATTACTTCCTTGAGGACTTGGAAGATGAGTAGGAGGTTTGACGACTTGAGTGATCTTGGAGAAATGGCTAGAAATTATCAACTTGGAGGTGACCATTACACAGCTAAGAAAATACAGCCTTGGGACGCTATGGAATGTTGGATGTCTGAAGAGCAGTTCAAAGGATTTATCTTAGGTAATGTTATCAAATACATGGCACGTTTTCAGGAGAAGGGTGGTAAGTTAGACTTGCAAAAGGCCAAACACTATCTGGACAAACTGATAGAAATATGGTAAAATAGTAGGTTCGCTCTGGTGCTTTTGTCAGAGCACCTTACAAAAAGAATACTGGAGAAGTTATGACGAACTACTTAGGGATAACGATTGACTATGAAAGAGATAATCGCCTCAGCGACCAAGCTGTTAAACTCATGCAAGACTACTATATGCTCGACCATGAGAACTCCCCTCAAGAGGCTTTTGCTCGTGCTAGTGTGGCCTATTGTGGCAATGACCTCGATTTGGCACAGCGTATCTACGATTATGCTAGCAAGGGGTGGTTCATGTTTGCAAGCCCTGTCCTCAGCAATGCCCCAGAACCGAATGGAAAGATTAGTGGGTTGCCTATTAGCTGTTTCCTTACTTACGTGGGGGACAATCTTGATAGCCTTATTGAACATAATGGTGAAGTAGCGTGGCTTTCCGTAAAGGGCGGCGGTGTGGGTGGGCACTGGTCAGACGTGAGAGGGATCAGCGACAAGGCTCCGGGCCCGATCCCATTCATGAAAGTAGTGGACGCTCAGATGACAGCGTACAAACAGGGGAAGACACGGAAGGGAAGCTATGCGGCGTACCTAGACGTAAGCCATCCTGATATTGAGGAGTTTGTCTCCTTCAAAGTGCCGACTGGTGGCGACATCAATCGGAAATGTTTTAATTTGTTTAATGCAGTGAATATCACTGATGAATTTATGGAGAGTGTAATCAATGACACAGAATGGAACCTTATCGACCCAAGTACAGGAATTGTTAGAGATACAGTCAAAGCTCGTAAGCTGTGGCAACGAATCCTTGAAGCTCGCTTCAGAACTGGCAGTCCTTACCTTAACTTTATCGACACAGCCAAAAGAGGCTTACCAGAAGCTCAAAGAAAACTTGGATTGTCAATTAATGGCAGTAACCTCTGCAACGAAATCCATCTCGCAACAAGTGAAGAACGTACAGCAGTCTGTTGCCTCTCCTCAGTCAACCTCGAAAGATACGACGACTGGAAAGCAAGCGGAATGGTTGGAGACCTTATCAGATTCTTGGACAACGTCCTTCAATTCTTTATTGACAACGCACCAGAAGAACTATCAAAAGCTGTCTACTCAGCTTATAGAGAACGCTCAGTCGGCCTTGGAGCAATGGGGTTCCACGGATACCTACAAAGCAAAGGCATAGCATGGGAGTCATGGCAAGCGGCGAGTGAGAACTATGCAATCTTCAAAGACATCAAAGCCCAGTCTGTTGAGGCCACATACTCGCTCGCTGTGGAGCGTGGCGAATGTCCTGATGGAGTGGGTTATGGTGTTAGAAATATGCATCTGTTGGCTGTTGCTCCTAACGCTAATTCTAGTATCCTATGTGGGTGCTCTGCTAGCATTGAACCACGCATTAGCAACTGCTTTGTGCATCGTACTCGTGCCGGTAGTCATACTGTTCGCAATCCGTACTTGGAGGAACTTCTAGATGAGTATAACCAGAACACCAAGAAGGTATGGCAAAGTATTCTTGAGAATGAAGGCTCTGTACAGCACTTGGAGTTCCTATCCGACGACGAGAAGGCCACATTTAAGACAGCATTTGAACTCGATCAGGGTTGGGTTGTTGAGCACTCAGCAAAACGACAAGAGTTCATTTGCCAAGGCCAGTCTGTCAACGTCTTCTTCCCGGCGGGTACTGACAAAGCTATTGTCAATCAAGTACACCTCAAGGCGTGGAAGGAAGGGCTTAAAGGACTATATTATCTACGAACGACTGCAGGTGTTACAGCGGAGAAGGTTGGGACTAAGGTAGACCGTAATGCGCTGAAGGACTTTGAAGATGATGAAGTCTGTGTGAGTTGTCAGGGATAAAGGAAAAAACACATGAACGAAAAAACAGACCTACTACTCAAGAGACTAGAGTTGATTAAGGACTCTGACCCCTTTAACAAAAGAATACTGAATGATTGTTATGATCATTTTAAAACTTTACAATCAGAGGTAGAACGGTTAATATATCATAATAACAACCTGATGAATGTAATCTATCAGAACCAAGGAGAAATAGAAAACACATGAGTTTACTTACGAGCAACACGACCTACAAACCATTTACATATCCGTGGGCAGTCACATACGCTACGGAACACGAGAGGATACACTGGATTGAAGATGAACTGGAATTACAGACAGATGTCAACCATTGGAAGTCCGGGGCACTATCGGAGCAAGAGAAGCACCATATTACCCAGATCTTGCGGTTATTTACGCAAACAGACGTTGCGGTCGGGACAAACTATCTGGAATATTATATACCCAAGTTTAAGAACAATGAGATCAGGGCAATGCTTACGGCCTTTGCAAGTCGTGAGTTTATCCACCAAAGAGCCTACGCCCTCTTAAATGACACCCTAGGGTTACCTGAGGAAGAGTTTACGACCTTCCTTGAGTATCAGCAAATGTCTGCAAAAGTGGAGTTCATGTCCGATATTGACGTAAATAGTGTGTCAGGAACAGGACTAGCAATTGCACGTTCTGTACTTAATGAGGGTATGTCGTTGTTCAGTGCCTTTGCAATGCTGTTGAACTACCAGAGATTCGGTAAGATGCCGGGAATGTGTACAGTGGTCGAGTGGTCTGTACGTGATGAAAGCCAACACGCTGAAGGTATGGCTAAGCTGTTCCGTGAGTTCTGTAATGAACATCCACGGATTGTCAATGATGATTTCAAGAAAGAGATATATGAAATGTTCAGGACAGCAGTGAAGCTAGAGGACAAGGTGATTGACCTTGCCTATGAGATGGGTGAACCTGAAGGGTTACCTAAGGAAGAGATTAAGCAATACATTCGTTACCTTGCTGATCGTCGGTTGATTCAGTTAGGCTTGAAGTCGAATTGGAAAGTCAAGGACAACCCACTTCCGTGGATGGAGGAGCTATTGGGTGGCTCAAGTATGTCTAACTTCTTTGAGAAGCGAGTAACTGATTACAACGCACATGGTTTAGAAGGAGATGATTGGGGATGGTAGGAATGTATGAAGTGTACTGTGGTGATCGTTACATTGGTGTCTACAGGGCTTTCAGTCAGAAAGATGCAATTGAGCAGGCCTATATGAAGACAGGGAGTGCTTCAGCGTACACAGGTAATGCACGACATATGTATAAGGCACTTAAGTTATGATAGCGGCTAGGTTTCATAATGTATTCGGATTGTCTATTGAGACAGTCCAAAGTCAGCCAGTGTTAGGTTGGAAGGAAAAGGAGGAGATTGGGGATGCCCAAGTGTACTTCTTTGATGGATTTGTAATCAACATCCCGTTTGTTAAAATTATGATAGGGGATGTCTTTGACGTGTTTGAGTAGTCGGTCGTGACTCCTTTGAGCCCCGCAAGGGGCTTTTTTTATTCTTCCTCGTCAGGCCTTAGAACATTAGCGGCAAAGTTTGCTTCATTAGCTATGTTGCCTGCTTGTCTAGCAACCTCAAGTCTTGATGGGGATTCACTTAAGACGTTTAATGCTTCTCTTGCTTGGCTTTTTGTTAAACCAGATGGAGGCTTGACAATTGACTGTTGAACATCTTTGCCGTATTCTCGTTCAAGATCAGCATCACTTTTTCTTAGATTAGAAATACTCTGTACGTTAGTTTGCATTGGCGGTGTCACAGCGACCACTTGATTAGGTAGTGTATTATCAAGCATTGTGTTTAGTACAGGTATCTTATCACCAAAGTCATGTAAGTCCGAAACGACAGCAGTTAAAGAACCATCAGGATCGACCCTAACAATGACGTTTACGCCTCCTTCTACTTTCCCTTGGCCTGCTGTTGAATAGGTGACCCAGACACCTTGCTCATCCTCACCTAGGATTCTAAAGTTTTTAGGTGTATCCCCGGCATGAGTTTTGATGAGCTCAATGTCACCGTTGTACGTTCCGTCTTTGTTTTTAGTGACGGTTGACTTTTCTAAAGCATCCCTAAGGGAGGCCACATCAGGAACTAACTCAAGCTCGCCAGAGGAGTTCTTTTGATATTTGTAGAACCCAAGATCACCCGGAGTGGTTACAGACTTTTCAGCCCCTTTGACACTGATTGTTTTCTTACCCGTTGGAAATTCGACTGGCCCTAACTCAGGATCAGTTTTACTAATTGTCTGTTCTTTAATTTTAACACCACTGCGTCTTTCTACTCCTGTCTGAGAACGAAAAATACGCTCAATAGCGTTAATTTGTGGATTGACTGATAAGACAGCCCAATGCTGTCCAGTCATTTTTGACGTAGGGTTTTTAACAAGAATCTTTGCACGGTCTATTTCAAGCCCGCTTCCTTTCCATTGTTCTTCAATGAAATCACTAATCCTAGCACTTGTTGCCGATGAAATAGGGTTTTGATTTCCTAGTTGTCCTGCGGCAGAATCAAACCAGTTATCGCCTAACTCAGCCTTTGTGCCATAGACAGGAGAACCTTTTGCAGAAGCTCTTTCAGCAAACCCTAATGGTACATTGCTTTTAAGAGGGGCCGATCCTGCCTGTGCTTGAATGTTAGCCATTTGTTGCAGTTGAGCCGTCAGGGTTTCAATTGAGTTCTCAACTTCCCGTGCTAAAGCCATTTTTTCTTGTTGAATTTCTTTACGTCTTGGGTCATTTTTAGGCAGAGTTGCTAACTCTTCATCTAAACGCTTTGTGGCTAGTTTATTCCGTTGCTCTAGCTTAAGCAGTGACTTATATCCTTCCATTGCTACAGGGGCGACTCCTGTTTCAATGTAACGAGCACGAGCCACAGGGTTAGCCATGTTGGTCATTACTCGACTAACACCTTTAACACCCCAGTCAAGAACACCTGTGGCCTTACGACCCATTTTTGCAATCTTACTATCTCCACTAAAGAAGCTGTAAATTCCATCAACTTTTGCATTAGGGTTATAGAAATTATCAATGATGACGTTAAAGTTACTGGCTATTCCTGCGGCTTCTGCTCGCTCTCGTGGGGGCCTAGTGTCTTCTGCCCCCTGCCTAATAATTACTTTTTCACCTGCTTTTTTGAGAGCAGATGTAGGAGTTAGCATACCTGCTATTCCTGTAACCTCACCAAAAGCCCGTGAAGCGTCTGGATAGTTTTCTTGGGCGTATGCCATTGCTTGATCTAATCCAGTTGCTTCTGCAACCGCACCAACACCTTTAGCAATGCCTTCTTCAATCGGGTCAGGAATCAGATAAGAAACTGCTTCTTCAATAGGCTTTGCAACCCCTGCGTAACCTGTTCCTAAAATGTACTCTAGGATGTTTCTGTCACCAGTGTCAAATTCTTGTTGTACTTTATTGAGACCAGACACATAGTCTTCAAGACCACGACCTAGGGCTGTGTTTGATAACATCCCCCGCTGTTCCATTATGGAGTAGGCTCCTCTTGACCCATGTTTGCTGTGCCATAAAGCAATCCTGTGGTTACTGGAGCTCTTTCAAGTGCTCCTCCTACCACCCGTCGGACGTTAGGAGTCGTTAAACCATAGGCTCCTAGTCCTGCCGCCCCTGTTGCTAAGATACCCGGAGGAATATCAAACGCTCGTCCAACTCCTTGCTCAGATAATCCTAACGCACCTGCTACCAAGAATGGATGACGTTCGGCAACGCTTGAGGCTCTTTGTACTAAGTTCCTAGGCAGTTGTTTAGTGTTTGCATAGGAAGCATTGTCAATTGCTTCAAGTAAATGATGTTGACGTTGCATCAGTGCTTTCATATCAACATCATCAACCGATTGTTGCATTAAATCGTTGTAGACGTCTCTAAACTGTTTGACAATTGTTCGACTTGTTCCTGCACCTTCGTACAAATTATCCCCAAAGGTTTGTGTGATAATCCGATCTAAGTTTCTACGAGCTTGCAAGAGTTCAATGGGTTTGCCTTTGTAGTTCTTAAGGGCACTCTTGTTTAATGCTTTAATCCGTTTGACAATAGATGCTAGTTGTTTATCATCAGCAAACTCTGGTTTCTCAGCAATCAGTTGTTTAATCTTTATATCTAACGCTTGATTGATTGTCTGCAGAGGAATAATTGTTTTTGCTTTTGATAGTTCTTTTTGAATTTTAGTGTTTAAATGACGCTCTGCGGTGTTAAGTTTTTCAAGCAACTTAGGTAATTTAGTTGCACCAGTAACTCCGGGAAGACTAACTACTGTATTTAAAATGTCTTCATCAAAATTTGTCTGAAATTGTTTTTCTGGGTCTCTACCAATTTCCTTGCCTCGTGCTTGCCTAGCCGGGGTTGTTTGGTCTAATACTTTTGGAGCAAGACCTTTTTTATCGGCTTTGATAGCACTGGCAGACAATTTTTCTCCAACAATTGACGTAGGAGATTTCATAAATTGTCCTGCTCCTGCCGCAGTATCAGCAATGTTTGCTACCCTATCTTTTGTCAAAGGGTCTAAGCCATCCCAAATAGTTAATAACTGTTGGGCTTGTTCAGTATTCATTAACGCAGTACCACCTGCGGCTAAATTTTCTTTAAACAAACGCTCCCAACGATCAGGAGTTAATGCCGACAATACTGTTAAAACCCCTTCGCCTGCAACTTCAAAAAATGCACCCATTGAGTTAGTCACTCGACTTGTGTAATACTCAGGAGCATCAATAACGTCACTCATGTATGCTTCACGCATACGCTCCCCACGTTCATAACGAGGCTTAAGTAATTCTCCTGAACGCTCAAGAAACCCCGGTGATGTCTGAGGTGTTGCTTGAGGGGCCGCAGGAGGTGTAAATGGAACCGGAACAGCACCTGCAGGTAAATTTAATTGCATATCTGTACGAGATTGGTCTATTCTAGGTGCTACCGCACCCTTAGGTAACGGCATTGCCCCTTGTGGTAAGTCATCATATGTTGCCATATTTAAATATCCTCAAATTTCTGAATAGACTCATTCCATTGAACAATCTTAGTACCGCCACCTTCAACAGGAACGACAAATTGTTGGCCGTCATAATACATCGGGTTAAACACGTTTTTAACTCGCTCACTGTCTGGGAATGCTTGGCGGGCTTGCGCTACTCCTCGTTGTTGTTGTTCAAAAGCTAAAGTAGCGTAGTATTCGTTCATATCAATTAACGTCCGAATTGTATCAGCAGTTAAAGTAATATCTCCTCCTGCCATTCCTTCAGCAAACTTCCGGTCATTATCGGTAATAGACTGTGCAGTACCAAAGACTCCTGACGCCAATAATGCTACTGTTTGTCTAGCGGCAGTCTTAATAAATTGTTCTGTATTTTCTACTGTTTCAGAATCAATTGCTCCAATTTGTACTAACAATTTAGCGGCAGGTAAAGCAACATCTGCTAACGCTCCTGTTAAAATACCAGAATCTGCAAGCTGTCGCATTTGATCTGTAGTAACAAATGTTTTACGAGCCGATTCGACTGCTTGGTTATTTTTAGCGTAAGAATCAATGTAGTATTTCATTGCTTCTTTATCGACAATTTGTTCTTGACTACCTTTGTATACAGCGGCGGCAATTTCACCTGCACTTGTGGGTTCATACCGTGGCCCTCTAGAAACTTCATCAAAAGTTTGAGTTGCAGGGTTCCATTGCTCTACTACTTTTTCATCTTGGTCAATACGAGTACGAGTTGTCGGTGGTTTTGCTTCAAAACGAGGAGCTTCAGCTATTTTTGTTTGTGTTCCGTTAGTATTTATCCTATAGGTAATAATTTTATCACCTTCTTTTACTTCTTTAATTGTAGGTGCTGTTACTCCTTTGCGTTGAGCCGCCGCAGTTTCTGCTTGCATTTTTTCTAAGGCAGACGCTTGTTGTGCTAACACCAAGGCCGCTTTAGTTAATCCTCGTTGTTGTAACTGTTGTGCTACTGCTCGCATTGATTTAGGATCACCAGGTTTCATCTGGCTCAATAAACTTTGAGTAATTGCCGCCTGACGCTCCTCAGGTGTCACTGTAGCCTGCGCTAGGGCTTGTCCTGCCTGTTGGTATCCTGCCGCACCTAGCATCCCACCTAGGCCCTGTGTGAGGCCTCTAGCGGTCTGTGCGATGTCTGTAGCCAGTGCAGGGCGTTGTTGTTGTAAGACAGAGCTAAAGATGCCCGGTAGTGCTGATGATGCACCACGGATAGGCCCACCAAGCTGTGCTCGTCCTGCGGCCTCATTACGCATCTTTTGAAGTTGTTCTTCACGAATTTGCCTAGGTGTCTTAAGGAGGTTTTGTATCATTGAATCAGCCATTATTTAGAACCCCCTGTAAGAAAGCTCTCTAAACTAATTGTTTGCTTAGGTTGTGCAAACAAACCAGACAATGCTTGACCCAACGCCCTAATACGATCCGCTTCAAACCCTGCAATGTTACCAAGCAATGATTGCTCTGTTTCAAGTTCTGTAATACCAAGATCACGCAGAAGTTGTGAACGTGAACGAGCTTGAGATTCACCAAGGCTAGACAACGGAGCCGCACCGTACAATGCAGACAACATTTGTTGCTCAGGTGCGTATGCTTGTGTTAGCAAACCACCAACATTAGCAAGCCTTTGTGCTTCTAAAGCACCTGCAGTTGTTTGCGCACCTAAGATGTCTCTTGACTGTTGTTCAGCAATTGCCTTTTCCATTGCTAAGGCTTCTGGTGTACCGCCATACATAGCCGTTTGTGTACCTAAGCGTCCTTGAGCGGCTAAACGGTTTTCTAAGGCCAGTCGTTGACGTTCTGTTTCAGGTGCTCGTGTTGCTTGTATTTGTTCGTAAAGCTCACCTGCTGTTGGCCCTGCAGTGCCTGCAAGTGTCTGAGCTTGGCTTAAGAGTGATTGTTGCACTGCTTGTTGCTCAGGCGTCAATGTGGTGCTGATGACACCCTCAGGACTGATTGCTGTAGAGCCTAGTCCCGTTGTTACAGTGTATGGTGTGAAGTCAAGCTCACCCATAGCACCTGTTTCAATTCCTTCAATTGCTCCCGGAACAGTTTCTCGTGCTTGCTTAAGGTAATCAAGGATTCCTTCACCTGCATAATAAGGCAGTAAAGCAGTTCCTGTTTCTAGTGCTCCACCAAACAAACCTGTTAGCGTATCACCAAGGTTAAAATAATCAGCTATGCCACCAAACGCAGTATCTTCATAAGCCATTAGTATGTTCCTCCGTCAATTGTACCGATTGTAGCCGTACCAGTGACGGTTAGTGTCCCCGCTGTAACAGTACCCGTGAATGTTGGACTTGCTGTGTTTGCTTTGGTAGCTACAGCAGTCGCAATGTTGTTGAACTCTGTATCGATCTCCGATCCCTTTACGATTTTAGAAGGATTACCAGAAGCAAGGTCATCCTTAGCCGCAAAGTTGACGGTTTTAGTATAATTGCTCATTAGACAATCCTTCCTACTAATGCGTGTATATCAATTTTCTGAATAGAGAATGGAGCATTGTTAATCTGTGCTTCCAATCCAATTT